GTCAACGCGCCTGCGCAGGGCACGCGGCACTGGCCGGGTCCGTATCGTCGCGAGGTGCCGCGCCCGTGCAAGCACTGCGCGGAGCCGTTCGTGCGCGCCACCTACCAGAATCGCGTGCGCTACTGCGGGCCGCTGTGCTCGGTGGAGGCGGCGCAGCGTCGCAACGCAGCGTCGGCGCGCACGCGTCTCGCGAGGCTGCGCTGATGTCGCGCGCGCATCGATGGGAACACGACGGCGTGCTCGAGGATGGCGACCAGCGGAGACGGTGTGCCCGCTGCGGAGTGTGCGCGCATTGGGTGGCAGCAAGCTCCAGCTGCGAGCTGTTTGTGAATCCACCGTCGCGCACGCCGCGCCCGAAAGCGTGGGTGATCAGCGTGACGTGCGCGCTGTGCGGCAAGGCCTTCACGCGGCACGAGAAAGTTCTGCACGTCCGATACTGCGGCGACGAATGCAGCCTCGAGGCGCGGCGCGAATCGACGCGCAAAGCGCAGGCGCGGTATGCTGCGCGCAAGCGAGAGGCCCGATGCAGCTGATCATCTTTGAGGGGTGCGTGACGTGTCCTTTCACCGCCACTGACATTGTCGGCGCGAACGAAGACTCGCTGCGCATCGAGCACTCGTGCACGGTGCGTGATGGTCGCGTTATTCTCGCGAGCGATGACCTCGCGTCGGAGCCGCCAGAGGTGCCGCCGCGCTGGTGCCCGATGCGCCTTGAGCGCGTGACGGTCGAGCTGTCCATCAAACCCGATAAGACGAGCAACTGATGCCTGGACACCTCCCACCGCAGTGCGCCATTCATCCCGGCTTCCTCGCGCGCAGCTGCGCCGCGTGCGAACTCGCGAGCAGCAACGTCGCATTCCGCGAGCGCCCGCATACGGCCGAGCAGCGCGCTCACCTGGGCCGCACGAGCGGCCAGTCGAAGACGTCGCGCGCGCAGTCGGAGGCAGAGGCCGCAGAGCGTCGCGAGGAGTACGCACGGCAGGAGGCGTCGTCGGCGATGCGCGAGCAGATGCGATGATGCGAATCGCGTTCACCGTGCCCGGCCCTGTTGTGCCGTGGCAGCGCGCGGCGTCTGTCGGCACGCGCCGCTACACGTCCACGAGGCAGCGCGGATACCAAGCATCGGTGCGTATGCACGCCCTCGCAGCGCGCCCGCGTGGGCCGTGGCTGCCAAGCAAGGCACAGCGGTATCGCGTGGACGTCGAGGCGTATCTGCCTGACGAGCGCAGGCGCGACCTCGACAACGTCGCGAAGACCATCCTCGACGCTCTCAATGGCGTGCTGTACATCGATGACTCGCAGGTCGTGACGCTGCTCGTGGCGACGCATATCGACCGCGAGCGCCCGCGTGTCGAGGTGACCGTCGCGGAGGTCGAGCGCGAGCCGGTGCCCGCGCCACTCAGCCGCCAGCGCGCCCGCAAGGCTATCGCGTGAAGCGGGCCGCGAAGAGCGCGTGGAGCGTGAATGCGCGCGAGCTGCTTGCCGAGCACGTCGCGGAGGATGCGCTCATCGAGACGCTCACGACGACGCCGTACATCGAGACGCTCACGGCCGAGACGGTGCGCCGTCGCGAGCGCGAGCAGACCGAGGCGACGCGCATGGCGCTGCGCATCCTCCAGCGCGAGGCTCGTGGCGAGAGTGAGCACGCTCCATTTCGCGGCGTGCTCGGCGCGTTGCGCGCTCTCGACGAGGTGCGGATGGACGGTGCGCCGGTGCGCTCGTCGTCGTCGCCGTCGCGATTCGAGCCGGAGCACCGTGGCGCGAGCGGCACCGCGCAGGGAGACGCCGGCCAGCGCGCAGTCGAGCGCATCGCGCCGGTCGCGCGGCAGTGGTCGCGATGCCTGGTCGATGGGTGGACACTGGCGACGTATCCGGCCGTCGTGGCGCTCAGCGGCCCGCAGGCTCGCGCCGTCGTCGTCTGGTCGACGCTCGGTGTGCCGGGCTCGATGCTGCCGCTACAGAGCCCGCAGGCGCGATTCGGTGAGGCCGCGCGCCAGAAGCAGCCACGCGCCCGCATGGCCGTGCGTGGACGTCCGCGCGACGGGCAGGACGTCGATCGCTACGCCGACCCGTCGCCGCGCGAGGTGGCCGACTACGCCAGCGCGCAGCTCGGCGTCGAGGTGCCGGTCGGGCAGGTAGTGGCGCTGCGTCGCGAGGGCATCCTCGAGCTGTACCAGCGCCTCGAGGCACGCGGGCTCATCCCGCGAGACGGGAGACTAGCGACGATGGCAGCGGAGCGATCGACACCATGGGACGTGCAGGGCTGGCAGGAGATCGCGATTGTGCTGGGCTGCTCGCCACGCACAGCGCAGTCGGTCGCGGTACGCGCGGAGAGGCCAGCGCCGACCTACAAAACGTACGCAGGCGTCGTTGCGGTGCGCGCGGAACTCGCGGAGTGGATGGCGGGTGAGATGAGGCGCGCGCGATGAATCGCGACACGGCGCGCATCGTCGCCATTGGGCGCGCATCAATGCGAGGCAAAAGGCTTGCGAGAGGGGCTGTGAGTGTGCGTCGCTCAAAATACCGCGAGGACCATGGCCCGACCTAGCGTCATCACCGAGGCTTTCACGCAGCGCGTATGTGCACGAGTGAGAGCGGGACTGCGTCTGCAGTCGGCACTTGAGGCCGAGGGCGTCGACAAGCGCAATCTCGAGTACTGGCGTCGCGAAGCGGAGCGCGGGCACCAGCAATACTCGGAGTTCCTCGCGACCGTCGCAAGCGCTCGTGCGCAATTCGAGTCGGAGACGCTCGACGTCATCCGCTTGCAAGCGACGCCCACTGACCACGGCGAGATCCAAGATTGGAAAGCGCGCGCGTGGATGCTTGAGCGCATGATGCCGGAGGCGTACGCGCCGAGTCAGACGATGGTCCTCAAAGCGCAGGACCAAGCCGCGCAGGACGTCCTCGAGGTCGCGCGCGAGGTGCTGCCGTCGCAGTGGTACGCGGCGCTGCTGGCGGCGCTATCGGGCGTCGGCGAGGCTGATGCGCAGGCTGATGGCGACGAGGGCGACGAGGCCCACTGATGTCGCAGGGTGGCTTTGTCCGCGAGCAGATTCGCGCGCGCAAGCTACAGCGGGCGCGGGGGAGTCTGGCTGCTGTCGCGGCGATGCGGCTCGCGGAGATACAGGCCGCAGCGTCTCCGACGAAGCGCGACCTCCGCGCGCGGCTGCCGCTCGTCGAGTACGTGCCCGCGCTGTCGGCGCGATGGTCTGCGCCGCATCACCTCGCGCCGGTGGCCCAGCTCTTCGAGCGCGCCATTCGCGGAGAGGTAGTGCGCGCGTGCGTGTCGGTGCCCGCGCAGTTCGGCAAGACCACGCTAATCCAGCACGGCATCGTCCAGGCACTCTCACGGCAGCCGACGTGGCCGGTCGTGTACGCGTCGTATTCGGCCGACTTCGCTCACGACCGCAGCAAAGAGATACGCGACCTCGCGCGTGAGGCTGGGCTTGCGCTGCGCGACGACACGAGCGCGGCTGGACGCTGGCGGCTGGTCGAGGGTGGCGGTCTGCTGGCGACGGGCATCGGAGGTCCGTTGACCGGATACGCGGCGCAGATCGTCGTCGTCGATGACCCGCACAAGAACCGCGAAGAGGCTGAGTCGCGGCGCGAGCGCGACAAGGTCGAGGACTGGCTGCGGAGCACGGCGCTCACGCGCATCAGCCCAACGGGATCGTGTGTGGTAGTCCATACTCGATGGCACCCAGACGACCTCATCGGCCGCCTCGAAAGCGATGGATGGGAGACGGTCAACCTCCCCGCGATCACCGCCGACGACGAGTCGCTGTGGCCGTCGCAGAGGCCGCGTGAGTTCCTGCGCCAGCGCGAGCGCGAGGTCGGCCCGTACGAGTGGGCGGCGCTGTACATGGGCCAGCCTCGAGCACGTGGCGGCGCGGTGTTCTCGTCGTCGCCTACGACGTACGCGGTCGCGCCCACGGAGCTGTCGCGCGCGATTGGCCTCGACCTCGCGTACAGCGCGCGGACGTCGGCAGACTGGTCGGTGGCTGTGGTGATGGGCAAAGCCGGTGTGGGGCCGGATGCGCGCTACTACGTGCTCGACGTGATGCGTGAGCAGATGCGTGCGAGCGACTTCGCGCTGCGGCTCGCGGAGCTGAAGGCACGCTGGCCGCACACCTCGACACGCATCTACGCAGGCGGCGCAGACCGTGGCGCGCTCGACTTCCTCGCGCTGCCGCCACCTCGCGGCGTGGGCCTCAGCGTCGATGTGAAGCCCGCGCTCGGCGACAAGTACTCGCGAGCGACTCCCTTCGCGGCAGCGTGGAATGCGGGGCGTGTGCTCGTGCGCGAGGGCGCTGCGTGGACGCGTGACCTATGCGACGAGGTCGCGCGATTCACGGGCCAGAACGACGCGCACGACGATCAGGTGGACGCGCTCGCGGCGGCCTTTGATCTGCTCTCAGAGATGCACGTCGGCTCACCAGTCGCGAGTGCTGGCCGTCGCGTGAGCGCCGACCTCATGCGCGATTACGCGCCGCGCGATGGACGCGGCCGAAAGAACTACTGGGGCTGACGCCCTCGGAGCAATACCGATGACGACTCCCCGCAAGCCGCGCGCGACGACCATTGTCGCAGCCGCCACGCCAGAGCCGATGGCCGCGACGACGCGTATCCCTGAACTGGGTCGCGTCATCCGTCCGCAGTCTCTCAGCGCCATCAGCGGCCGTGCGCTACAGCCGGTATCGCCGGGGCGCATCAGCACCGCGCTGCGTGAGCTTGATTTCGGGAACTACGAGTACTGGGCCGACATGGCGACGCAGATGCGCCGTGACCCTGTCGTGCGTCGTGCGTATTCGACGCGCCGCTCGTCGGTGGCTGGCCGTCGCTACGCCGTCGAGATGCCGCCTGACGTCGCGCCTGAGATGCGTGGTGCAGCGCAGGAGCTGGTTGAGCTGACGAAGGAATGGCTCAACAGCCTTGAGGCTCGCGAGACGTTTCTGATGCGCGTGCTCGACGGCATCGGCATGGGCATCAGCGTCCACGAGTTGGTGTGGTCACGCATAAATGGCGCGTGGATGCCGCAGCCCGTGCCGGTGCAGACGCGGAATCTGCGATATGCGCAGGATTGGACTCTCGAGGTCAGGGACTTCGATTACCAGTGGTATTCGACGGTCAATTTCCCCGCGAAGTTTCTCACGCACGTGCCGTGGACAGACCCCGGTCGTCCAATGGATCAGGGCGATTTCCTCGCGTGCGTGTTTTACTGGATGTTCAAGCGGAACGTCTGGACTTTCTGGCTCATCGGCGCTGAGCGATTCGGCAATCCGCTCGTGCTTGCGCAGATGGCGGCGTCGTCGGATTCGTCGCAGCGCCAGCGCATCCTGGACGACCTCCAGCAGCTCACGGCCGACAGCGTCGGTGTCACAAGCGGCACGAGCAACATCGAGGTCATCAGCCCTGCGGCGTCGGGCAGCACGGCAGTCTGGAAAGAGCTTCGCGACGCGCTGAATCAAGAGATTTTCGTGTCGCTCGGCGTGTCGCCCGACCTCTACCTGAGCGGCGCGAACGGCTCGCGCTCGAGCACGGAGACGCGCGACGGCGTGCGCCTCGAAGGCAGCAAGCTCGACGCCACGCTGATGTGGGGCTCGATTACGAGAGACGTCGTGCGGTGGCTCGCGTATTACAACCTGCGCCGCGCCGACATTCCGATGCCGGTGATCACGACGCTCTTTGACGACACGCTGCCGATCACCGCTGACGCCATCAACGTCGGCGCGGTGCGCATCAACGAAGTGCGCGCGAGCCTCGGCCTGCCCGCGTGGAGCGTCGAGGACGGCGGCGAGGATATCGCAGAGGCCGCGCAACCCGCCGCGCCGATGCAGCCGGGTCTGCCGATCGCAGCACCCGCATTCGATCCCAACACCGACCTCGTTGCGGAGCCCGCACGCGCGAGCGACACCGCGCTGAACGGCGCGCAGGTCGAGGCGCTGATGGGCATCGTCGCGCAGGTCGCGACTGGCCAGCTGCCGCGCGCGAGCGGCGTCGAGATCATGGTCGCGGCATTCCCGATCGGCCGCGAGGATGCTGAGCGCATCATGGGCGCAGTCGGGCAGGGCTTCGTGCCTGCTGTCATCGGCGAGGGCGGCTCAATCGCGCAGCCCGCGACGCCTGCGACGCCTGCCCCCGTCGCTGCGCCCACACAGCCCGCTACGCCCGCTGCGCCTGCGGAGGCTAGTGCAGCGCCCGTCGACGTCGCCACGCCCGCTACAAACGCGCCTGGGGGTGCGCTCGCGGGGCTCCCTTTCTCGACGTCGCAGGGCTCGGCGCATGGGATGCCAGCGCTGTCGATGACGTCGGAGACTTCGCGGACGTCCTCGCTCTCAGCGACGCCGCGGACCGGGCGCGCGTACAGGCGGTAATCGGACGCCCCTACGTCGTCGCCGCTGAGACTACGCTTGCGGGCGTCGTCGCGTTTACGCCGGTGCGCGAGGCCATCGCCGTCGCCTCGGCTGGTGGCGCGGACGCTGTTGCGCAGGCCGTCGCTGCGTTCAAAGGGACGCCGGAACTTGAGCGGCTAATTTACGAAGCGTCGGTAAAATCTGATCTCGCAGGCCAGATGTTTGTGCGCCTCGTGGAGCTCGACCCGCAAGGCGCGCAGCGGCAGCTCGCGGTCGACCTCAGGCCAGCGTTCCTCAAAATGCCGTTCAGCGAGGCGGTGGCCTTCTGGCGCGAGCGTGGCGGTGACCCCGACATCCTGGAGTTTGTGCTGCGCGCGTACCGTCGCCGCGCTGCGCTGGCCACCGACGAGCAGCTCGACGTCATTTCGCGACGCGCTGTCGACGAGCTGCAACGCACGCTTGAAGAGGGCAACACGCTGCGCGACTTCAGGCGCGCGATGGAAGACCAGACGATCACGCTCGGCATCGCGCCGCAGGACGCCAGCTACCTCGAGAACGTCTACCGCACCAACGTCGCGTCAGCCTACGGCGCAGGGCGCTGGACGCAGATGAACGACCCCGACGTGCTCGACGCGCGGCCTTATCGCCAGTGGCTCACGGCGCAGGATAATCGCGTGCGGGCTGAGCATGCGCCGATGAATACGTTGGTCTGGCGTGCGGATGACGCGACGTTTGCCAACCTCTCGCCGCCCGCTGGTTTTCAGTGTCGGTGCGTCATCACCACGCTCTCGCAGGAAGAACTCGACGACGAGGGCTTGCAAGTCATCACCAGCATCCCATCGGGATTCATGCTGACGCCCGGCTTCGGCGCGTCGTCTTTCGTGAGGTAATCGCATGACGCATCAACAACGCGCTACGGCCTTCGACGGCTCACGCAAGCTCGCGCTGCGCGCCACGCTCGGCGCGTTCGCTGACGTCGCCGCGCAGCCCACCATGAAGGCACCGCTCCTCGCTAACGCGACGTGCTCGTGGGTCGAGATGGCCTACGAGAGCGAATGGAACGGCCACCCAGCTGGGCCGTTTGCATTCACGCGCGAGGTCTTTGGCGACATCAAGCGCCTATACGATTCAGGCGAGCAGCCGGTGCCCGTGCTCTGGGGTCACCCGCGCCACGACATGGGCGTGCCCATCGACGCCGCGGGCTGGATTCAGGCGCTCGAAGTCCGCGACGGCGCGACGGGCTGCGAGCTTTGGGGTTACGTCGAGTGGACTGAGGACGCCGCCAAGCGCATCGCGTCGGGCGCGCAGCGATTCTGCTCAGTCGTTGTGGACTTCGCGCCGATCGACCGCGCCACTGGCGACATCGCGGGCCTCGCTGAGCTGTACGAACTCGGCTTGACGCCGACGCCGTTTCTGCCGGGCATGACGCCCATCACGCTCTCCCGCGTCGGGACTCCCGCGCGGCGAAACACTAGGAGTCTCGCAATGGATCCCACGAAGGTTTTGATGGCAATCGCCACCGCGCTCGGCCTCAAGAAAGACGCCACGCCCGAGAAGATGAAGAAGGCGTTTGACGCGCTTGTCAGCCTCGCCGGTGCGATGGCTGAGGAGTCGATGCCTGTCGCGGAGATCGCGTCAGAGGGCGTCGCCGAGATGATGATGGACGAGAAGAAGGTCAAGGGCCTCTCGCGCATCGCTGCCAGCGTCCGCAGGCTCGCGGATGAGCTGCTCGTTGATGAGATGGTCGAGAGCGTGCCCGACGTATCCGACCTCGCAGAAGAGGCCACGGAGGCCGCTGCCACGATGGTGCTCGGCAAGCTCGTCGAAGCGACCGGCATGGACGAGGCGGGCGTGCTCGCAGCCGTCACCGAGAAGCTCGACCAGATCGCGGCGATGCTCGTCGCTGGCCCTGTGAGCGGCATGAGCGCCGACGCTGGCGCGCAGATGATGCGCCAGACCACGGAGCTCTCGGCGCACAAGGCGCGCGCGGTCGAACTTGCGGCGACGGTGCAGACGCTCCAGGCGCAGGTCGCGGAGCTGTCGCGTGAGCGCGTGCAGCGTCAGGCGCTCGAGCGCACGGCGCGCATCGCGGCGTCGTTCTCGCGGCTGCTTGACGATGGCCGCGTGACTGAGGCGCAGCGCACCGCGTTCGTGTCGGCGTCCGAGCAGAATGAGACTCTCGCGCTCGACATCTACTCGGCGCTGCCCGCGACGGCGCAGCCGCCCACTGGCTCGCTCGTCACCGGCCCGAAGGCCCCGACGAACTCGCTGTCGCTGTCGGCGTCGCAAGACCCGATCGCCAAGATTTTCGAGGCTGACGCCAAGGCCGCTGGCCTGCGTGGCGAGGCCGCGAAGAAGCATGTCGCCGTGATGCTGTCCAAGCACGCGGCCCGCAACTCGGGCGCTTGACGCGCGCTGATATTCACGCTCACTCAGGAGATTCATCATGGCTCACCTCACCGCAATGACCGCGCGTCAGACGCGCAACGACTCGCTCGCCAGCTACGCGACCTACACTTGCACGACCGGCACGACCATTTACGAGGGCTCGCTCGTGATGGTGACGCTCTTGACCGGCCTCGCGCTTCGTGGTGATGACACCACGGGCTGCGCCTTTGTGGGCATCGCCACGAACACCGTCATCAGCGCTACCGCTGGTCAGACCATCAACGTCAAGTTCGGCCACGAGGAACTCCTCGGTGCGAACGCAACTCTCGCGGCGCTCGCTGGCGCTGCGTGCGTGATCTTCGACTCGGACCTCGTGACCACGGCTGCCGCCGCGACCAACGACGTCAAGGTCGGCGAGATTGTGCAGCCCGTCAGCACCACCGGTGCGTGGGTCAAGATCCGCAGCTCGGCGACCGTCTGATAGCGCTCTAAGCGCCAACGATTTACAGGAGATTTCAACATGGCTGACTCTTCACACGTCATTAATCAGACTGCCATTGACGCGGCAGCAACGGTCTTCCGCACGATGGCGGACGAGCTGTTCACGTCCAGCGCGGACGAGGCGCTTGTCAACGCGATCTGCGAGACGATTCCCGCGGACGGCGGCACGACCACGTCCATCATCCTTGAGGACTTCCTCGGCAACTGGCTCGAGTTCTCGGGCGCGAGGCAGACCGGCGTGAGCCGCGCTTATCGCCTCAACGTCGCGCTGACGTCGTGGGCCGTGCAGCTCAAGGTGCGTCGCCGCGATGCGGAGTACGACCGCTCGGGCATCGTCGCCGCGCGCGTCCGCAAGTTCATGTCGGCAGCGCAGTCTTACAAAGACTTCGTGCTGCATCAGGGGCTCTTCCTCAACAGCGGCGACGGCCCTGTCGGCTTTGACGGCGTCAACCTCATCAGCACCGCGCACCCCAACGGGCCGAGCGGCAACCAGTCCAACAAGACCACGTCGGCTCTCTCGCCGCTCACGTTCGACACCGCCTTCGCGGCGATGACGAGCTATCAGCGCGAGAACGGCGAGCCTTTCCGCATCGTCCCGCGCTACCTCGTCGTCGGCCCGAAGAATCGGCTCGTCGGCAGCGAGATCACGAAGATGGATATCCGCGGTCGCAGCGTCGCCGCCACCGGCCTTGAGGCTGGTGCAGCGGTTGTCGCGTCGGCTGGCGTCAGCAACGCCTACAACGGAACGGTTGACCTCGTCGTCAACTCGCGCCTCGTCGGCACGCAGGACGACTATTGGTATCTCGTCGGCGAGGGCCCCGGCGGCGCAAAGCCGATGTTCTTTGTCGAGGGCGCGGCTCCCCGCGAGCAGCTCGACATCGACCTCAGCAGCCCGACCGTCATGCAGAATGACGCGCTCACCTTCGGTTTGATCGCTGATGGTCAGTACGCCGCGGGCATGTGGCCTTGCATCTACGGCGGCATCCTCTGAGAACCGCGCGCGCTCGCAGTATTGAGTGAGCGCGTACTCGACCACGCAAGACGCAGGCGCAAGCCGAGCCGGTGCAAATCCGGCCAGTGGTTCCGCTGCACAACGCAGCGTCATCAAGAGGAGATGATCATGCAACTCGACAATCACACGCCCTACGGGCACGTCGCCGCAAACGCGCGACCTGAGTCACGACTGCTCGTGCGCGTCGTTATCCGCGATGGCCACATGGGCCAGATGCTCAACGACGGTCGCTCGTACGCATCGGGCACGCACACGCTGCAAATCTACAAGAGCGAGCTGCCCGCGCTGATGCGCCTGCTCGAGACGCGCGAGGCTGAGTACCAGACGTCGCGCGCGAATCTCGCGCAGTACGTTGACGCCTGGTGCAACGAGAACAAGCGCCCAGAGGCCGAGTGTCCGATCACGGCTGAGTCGCAGTTCCGCGCGCTGATGCTGCGCGACGTGCTGCCGCTGACGAGCGTCGAGGTCGTCGGCGAGCTCGACACCATCGACATCGAGTACGAGCGCAAGCGCGCGACGGCTATCGCTGAGACGGCGGCGCAAGTGTCGTCCTCGTCGGGCGAGCAGACAGCCGTCCTCGCGGGCATCGTGGAGGCGCTCGCGAAAATCAGCGCGCGCCTCGACGGCACGCCGAAGCAGGGGCGCTGAGATGGCCGGGGCGAAGCGCAAGGCCAAGGCCGACGCGGAGACGTCTGCGAGCGCGCCACAGGCGCTACAGCGCCCGCTAGCTGTCGGAGAGGTGGTGCGCTTCGTCTCGATTGCTGGCGTCGTCTGCGAGGCTGTGGTGACGCAGCTGGACGCCAGCGGCACCGTGCTCGCGACGCTGCTCGTCAGCAAACCGTCTGGCATGCAGTTCGTGACGCTTGCGGGCGAAGGCACCGCGCTAGGCGACTACCAGCGCAAGGAGGCGTGACATGGCCCTGCTCACGGACGCGTACATCGAGTCGATGCTGGGTGGCGGCACGCGCGGTCCTGCGCAGTACGCGGCCATCGCGAGCGACGCAGGGGCACGCGCGGCGTATATCGCGTCGGCCGATGCGGTCGTGCTCAGCGCGTGTCGCAAGGGCGGCTACTCGTCGGTCACGCTGTCGCCGCAACAGCCGTCGAGCGGCGACGCCTTCGAGCTGCTGCGTCTCATGAGCTTCGGTGCGTGGCTCAAGCTCGCGTCGTTTTACGCGCGCGGCATCGAGATTCCTGAATCGATTGTCGCGACGATTCCCGATCCTAAAAGCATCTACGCTGCCGATGGCGTGCGCCTCGACTTGCCCGGCCTTGAGCGCGACCCGCTCGGCGGCGACGGTGGTGCGGACATTATCAATGGCTCCGAGCTGACGAGCAGCGACCCCGTCTTCACGCTGCGCAACCTTTCGCTGTTCTGATGGGCGTCACCTACCCACCGGGCCGCAGTCCGCAGGACTTGGCTCGCAAGATGTCTGCGATGATGAAGCGCACGCAGGACATGACGCCCGCCATGAAAGTCGGCGCTGAGGCGATTGACCGCCTGATGAAGAAATCGTTCGACGTGAGCCGATCGCCGACTGACATCGGATGGAAGCCGCTCACCGACGAGACGATCAAGAAGCGGCGCAAGAACTCAAGCACACCGCTCGTCGACACTGGAATGCTGCGCAAGCGTACGGTCGCGCGCGCTGGTGCACGCACCATCTACTTTTCGAGCAACGTCGCTTACGCGGGATTCCAGCAGTTCGGCACGCGCTACATCCCAGCGCGGCCATTCATGCCGATCACGCGCTCGGGTGACCTCACCGACGACGCAGGCCCCGCAAAGCTCGTGTTCGATCGCATTGCTGCGCAAGTGGGTAGCTTCATCGTCAACGGGAGGCTGCGCTGATGGCTGCTGTCGCCGACGTCGCCATCCGCCGCGCGCTGCGTGAGGTGCTGGAAGGCACCGCCACGGGCGTCCGCGCCATCACGCCGGGCCTGCTCTCGTGCGACGTAGCGCAGGGCACCGCCGACCTCACGCTGTCGCTGCGCACTGCTAGCGCCGCGCGCGTCGAGATCGCCATCGCGTATCCGATGCTGGAAGACCGGCCGCAGCAGCCGTCCAACATCTGGATGCGCGGCATCGAGGTCACGCTGACGTACAGCTACCTCCTCGAATCGCAGTCGTTGCTGCCGACCGAATACGCCGCCGTGAAGGCCGCTGCGGCGTCGTCTACGGACCTTGTCGCGCAGGCGCTTGCGTGGCCCGGCAAGCTGACCACGACGGTCGGTAACGTGGCGACGGGCATCGTGTCGGGCGTGCTGATGTGGCAGGGCACGACGGTTACGCGCGATGACGCGCCACGCTCTGGGCAGACTGAGGGCGGCGGCCTCTACCAGCTCGAGCAACTATTTACCGGCGTCGTGCTCACCGCAGCAGACATCGTCTAAGGAGCCTTCACAATGACCGTTCAAGTATCCGCTCTCGGGCGCACGCGAATTGCTGCGGAGGCCGCGTTTGCCGTCGATGAGACTGGCACGCTTGCGAACTTCCTCGACCTTCCGATTGTCGAGAACAGCGGCACTTTCGTTCCGCTCATCGAGCACCTCGAGCCTGAACTTCAGCAGCAGTATCTGCACAGCTACACCAACTCCAAGATGGTGCTCGCGAAGAAGTCGAGCACGCTTGCGCTGACGACGTATCTCGCGGGCACTGGCGCACCGCAGGACGGCAACGATACGTGGTCCACGACGTGGGCACTCGGCCGTCTGCTCGCCGCTCTGATGGGCTCGGCGTACCAGGGCACGCCGCAGGTCGCGGTGACGCTCGTCACGGCTGGCTCGACGACCTCATCGATCAACGTCACGGCGGGCCACGGCACGGGCCTCGGCTCTCCTGGCGGCGCGTACGCCATCGAGCTGGTGAGCGGGCTCATCGAAGCACGCGAGATTCTGTCGTGCACCGCGAATACCGTGGTGCCAAAGGTCGCGCACTCCGAAGCGCCGGCAGCGGGCAAGAAGGTCTATTGGGCCACGACGTTCGGCCTGACAAACAATCTCGCGGGCTTCCTCTCGACGCTGCAGTTTCTCGTTGAGGGCGCGGAGGCTGGTGACGAGTACGTCGGGCTCGGGATGCAGGGCACGATGTCTATCGACATCACGCAGGGCCAGATTGCCAAGCTCTCGGCGCAGCTCACCGGCGCATCGTGGGTGCGGTCGTCCGCGTCGCTGTCGGCCGCGACGATTACGAACTTCTCGCCGATTGCGCACATGACGTCCGAGCTCATCCTCGGCACGGGCACGCTGACCGCTACGCAGACGCGCAACCTCGTCTCTCACTCGTCATCGACGTGGACGCCGGGACTCGCGAACTTGCCGGTTACGTCGCCGGAAGGCCCTGCGTCGAGCGGCATCATCGGCTGGAAGCGTGCACGCGGTCGCGCGATTACGGGTCAGGTGCAGGTCTACGACGACACCGCAACCAACTGGATCACGGCCGACGCGAACCGCACGGACCTCGCGCTGTTTCAGCAGGTCGGCATGACGACTGCGGGCATCGTGCTTTTGAGTGCGCCGACCGTGCAGCTCTCGGTGGTGCCGCCGCGCACGCCCGCGAATGACCTCTACGGCTTCCTCGTCTCGTGGGCTGGCCGCAACGACGAGGCGATTGCGACTCCGACCACGGACGTGCAGCGCAGCGCTTTCCGTGTTCACATCTTCTGATATCAACCCCGCAGAACATCGCGCTTGAGGAGGCGCGGCGTCATGCACCACGAATCCGACCCGACCAAAGAGCTACACGTCAGCGTCTCGTTCGACCCTGCGATTGACCGCGCCGCGATGGGCCGCGACTTCGCGACTCACTTCGGGCGCGTTGGCGAGCGCATCGATGAGACGCGATACGGCACGCGCGATCGGTCGCTGCTGAAATACGTCGCAGGCGCACGCGCGAGCGTGTTCGTGCTGCGCCCGCTGCGCGTCTACGAGCGCGCCCAGTGCGACTCTCTGCCGACTGCGGAGTCTCGGTGGCTGCGTGCGCTGTCGTACGCGCTCGTGCGCGCAGAGGTGTGCCCGCCGCTCGCATGGAAAAGTGAGGCGGTGTTCCCGCGCGAGTCGAGCGACGGGCGGCCGATGCTCGACAGCGACGGCCTCGACTATCTCGGTGAGCTGGTCAGCTACGAGGCGCTCCTCGAGATCGGCGCGGTGGCGTACGCGAGGAGTCGTCTCGGCCCTTTTGTCGAGGGCTTTGCGCCGCTGCCGGCTACCTCGGCGTTCGTGCTGGCGCGGCAGTCCCTGTCCCATGCGGACACCCACGCTCCGACCACGTCCGACACATCGACCACCGGCGCGGTCTAGACATGGCCCACGCGGACGCCAGGAGCGTGCGTATTGCGTGGGACTGCGACTGCGGCGGCGAGCGGCTGGTCGCGGTGCGGCGCGGCTCCCTAGGCGGGCTGGGCGCGTCTGTAGAGCGCATGCGGTCGGGCATCGCGCGGATGCTCGGCGACGCGCCGACGTCGTGCCCGTGGCGCGCGTACGCCGACCCTGTAGTGGCGCAGGCGCTGTCGCTGCGTGCTCGCGGAAAGCTCGGCGCGGTGCAGCTCGACGAGCAGCCTGCCGTCGTCGTGGACGCGATGATGGCGATCGAAGGCGCGCAGGGTCACGTCGAGGCGATGGACGCGCGTGCAGAGCGCGAACGGCGCGAGGCAGAGCGGCGAATGTCAGAGGCTCAGCGCAAGGGGTGACCGATGGCTGACTTCGACATTCAAGGCAAAATCACCTACGACGCCACGCAGGCGACAAGCGCGCTCAAGGGCGTTGCGCAAGCTGCTGGTGAGACGGCGAAGCAGACTGACAAGGTCGGTGAAGCGTCTGCCAAAGCGCAAGTCAATGTCGGCCAGTTTGGCAGCGCACTCGGCCTCGCCGGTCAGGCAGTCGGCAAGCTCTCGCCAGAGCTGGGTGGGCTTGTCGCTTCGGCTGGCGCGGCCACTGGCGTCATCCAATCGCTGAGCACGGCGGGGCTGGGTCCGCTTGGCCTTGCAGTGGCTGGCGTCAGCCTCGCAGTAACCGCTGGCGTCGGGCTGTGGAAGGCATATGCCGACCAGCAGAAGGAAGCGAAGAAGCGCACCGAAGACCTGACAAAAGCGCTTGATGATCAGGTCCAGTCGCTTGACGACATCATCGCGAAGAACAAGCAGATTACCGGTGACCGTGAGCGCACTGAGCGCATCACTGGTGGTCGCGGCACACGCGAAGAACTTGAGGCCAACGTTCAGCGGCTTGAGCAGCTGGTGAATCGCAATCAGCAGTTGGCCACGAACGCGACGGGACAACTGGCGCAAGCGGGCACAAGCACCATCGGCCTCGGCTTGCAGGCGCTCGGCCTTGGCCCATCGGTCGATTACGCAGAGGTCGCGATGCGCGAGGGCAACCTTGCGCGCGCAACAAACGACCTCGCTCGTGCTCGTGCGCAACTCACGCAAGGGCTGCGCGAGAACTTCGCCAATGCGCCGGTGACGCCAGCGCCTACGCCTACAGGCAATCCTCCGCGCACTGGCGGTGGTCGTCGCGGTGCCGCTGCATTGGCTGCGGCCGAAGACCCTAACGCGGCTGCCGGTGCGTCGCTTGCCGAAATGGACCGACTGTGGGCTGAGTCAGAGGCACGGCTTCAGGAGCGCCGCGCGCGGTGGGCAGAAGAAGCGGCATTCCAGGCCGAGCTAAACGCGATTGAAGCGGATGACGTCAGGATGCGCCTCGAGTCGCTGGAGAGCGACGAGGCGGACGCGGAGGCTCTGCGCGAGCAGAATGCTCAAGAGCACGCAGACCGGATGCAGGCCATCAACGATGCGGTGTTTGGTGCGCTGGAAAGCGCGCTGTCATCCAGCGTCGATGCGTGGCTGAGCGGCACGCGCAGCATGGGAGAGGCCATGCAGGACATGGTCAAGCAGGTCGCGAAGTCGCTGGCGAGCGAGGCCATCATTCAAGGGCTCAAAGCGACGGCCATGGGCCTTGGCGCGCTTGCGGTCGGCTCACCCAGTGCGGCGCTTCACTTCGCTGAGGCTGGCAAGTGGGCCGCTGTCGGCGTCGCTGCGGGCATCGCAGGCGCTGCCACTGGCGCGTTCGGCGGTGGTGGCGGCGGTGGCGGTGGCGCGCCTGCTGCGGCCACTGGCGGGCCTGCGCTGACGGCTGGCGCGGGCGCGGGCGCGGGCAGTACCGTCGTCATCAACTGGGGCTCGTCGGGCCTTGTCTACGCTGCCGATCGCGCGCAGCTCGGGCGCGACATCAGCGGCATGATCAGCGAGGCGCACGGTCGTCTCGGGCGGGGTGCGTGATGCCGCGTGATCTCTACTCGTGCGCGTGGGATTTCGCGCGGCTCGGCCTCGGCACGGTGAGCGGCAGCAATGCAGCGGTGTTCGGCGGCACGCTCAGCGGCAACGTGGGATTCGCCAGCGGCGTCTACATGCACGGCAACGTGCAGGCAACCGTCGACGGCGTGCCGATTGCGCTCTTCATCGGCGGCATCGAGGGCATCGTCACGGGCCTCAGCGTCACGTTCAACGCGTCGACGTGCCGATACACGCTCAGCGCCGCAGGAAATTTCACGGTGACGTGGAGCGGCGCGCAGGGTGTCGCGATGCGTGACCTGATGGGCTTCTCCGCAAACCTGAGCGCGGCGTCGACGTACACCAGCACGCAGCGGCCGAAGTACCTCGTCATCGCGCGCCTCGCTGGCCAGTCGCAGGTGCATGAGACGTACGAGCCCGCGGGGCGCATCTCCTACGCTGAGTCCGACAACGGCCAAAGCTACAGCACGCATCCCGTGGAGCTGCCGACGTATCGCGATTGGGTGCAGCCCTTCGAGACGCAGGCTGGTCCCACCGACGCGGAGTGGGGCTCGAGCCCTGGCGTCGGCGGCACTGCGGTGCGCATCGCTGACGTCGGCGCGGCAACCAAGGTGACGTGGACGTGGGAGGCTTTCTACAAGCACCTGCGCGCAACGCTGCCATTCGCGCTTGTTGACCGCACCGCCGGGCTCAACGGCGCGAGCGTCTACAAGATTCGCGGCGACGCAGCGCACTTTGACCCAACGCGCGTGACGGCTGACTACGACGGTCACTGGTCGATGCCGCTGCAAACGCGATCGATCACCACGCTTGTCGAGGTGCCATGACGTGGGCCGATGTCGCGGTGTCAGGGTCGGGCGCAATTGCGTTCCGGCTCGTCATCGCGGGACATCCATATGAGTTCGTTTCGTCGTCGTACCTGATTGGCGCGAGCACCGACGACCGCACGCGCATCGGCGGCCTCGAGGCGCGCAGCGTCCAGTGGGGCGAGTCGCTCGACCCCGCGAGCGTCAAGCTGCGTGCGAGTGGCTTCACCGCGCGCATCGTCGACGACGGCACGCACCGCACCGGCGACTCGTTCTCGCGGCAGCCGACGCGCATCAATTACCTCTCGTTGTCGGTGAGCACGACGGCGGTCGCAATCCCGCTGTCGAGCACCAACACTGCTAACGGCGATATCTTTTTCCTCGGCAACGAGTGCATGAAAATCACGTCTGGCGGTGGCACTGCCGCGCCGACCGTCACGCGCGGCTATCGCGACACCATCGCGACGGCGCACACGGTCGACACGACGCTTGGACTCACGCGGCCCGAAGTGACCTTTGAGGAGACGGGCCTCGCCAACGGGCGGCCGAGCATCGAGGGCAGCATCGCGTACCTTTGGGCGTACGGCGACGGCGAGACAGGTGACGGCACGCTGGTCTGGCGCGGCATCGTCGCGGCGCAACCAAAGCTCCGTGACCTGACGACGTGGGAGGTGCAGCTCGACAGCATCGCGAGCGTGCTCGACCAAACGCTGAGCGCAGACCTCGCGGAGCCTAGTACGTTGCGCGGAATCAACTACAACGCGCGCACCGCGCCGGAGTTCCAGATCAGCATCCTGTCGGGGGACGATTCAGACGGCACCATCGCGCACACCGCGACGGTCGGCGGCGCAGACCTCGAGGGCTACTACGAGACGCAAGAGGACTTCTGCGCGGCGCTCGAGGCGCTGATTCGCACGGCATCCTCGACGTGGGGCACGCACGCGCTCAATCGCACGTCAGGCGAGCGGCCGTCGCTGGTGCCGCAGCCGACAGCGTCGGGCGCGTGGACGCTTGTTTATTCGACGCCGTCATCATCGCATCGGTATTGCACGGTCGATAGCGTCAACGTGAGCACTGCGCGCGTCGACCCGACGTTCACCGATGCATTCGGATTCTTGCTTCGCTTGTCTGATGGACGACGTGTCTCAGCAGTTAGTTCCAGCAATAGCTACGAAATGCCGCGTGGGCCTGAGTTGCCGGGCACAGGCACGGTGCCGCGCGGCTTTGTCGGTTATCTCAGCGCGGCCGTCAGCACGCAGACCATCTACATCGGCGGAAGCATCACGCTCG